GGACCTGAGCGACCGTCAGATCAGAAATCTGATCGCAGACGGCGTATTACCGGCATCTAAGGGGCGAGGCGGGATGGACATTGACGCCTGTCGCAGCGCTTATATCGCATATTTGAGAGGCGTTGGCAGCGGCCAGGTGAAGGTGGAACCTACCCCGCCTGATATTGAAGGTTTAGACCCGCTGCTCGAGTACAAGCTGATGGAAGAGCGGCGCGGTTTAACCGCTGCTCAGCGGATCGCCCAAGAAAAGAAAAACCAAGTTGCCGATAAAACACTCGTCCCCGTCGATTTCAGCACTTTTGCTCTCGCCAAAGTTTCTGCACAAATCGGCTCGGTGCTCGACACCGTAGCCTTGAAGGTCAAGCGTAAACATCCCGATATCGATGTGCGTCATGTCGAGGCGTTACAGCGTGAGGTCGCGCTTGCGCGAAACATAGCCGCCGAACTGGGCGACCAACTGCCGGAGATACTTGATGAATACCTCGCATCCTTGGATGAGTGACCTGAAAAAGGCATTTAAAAAAGGGTTGCAGGCGCTGTTCAAAGAACCTCCACTGACGTGTGTTGCCTGGGCAGACACGCATTTCTATCTTTCGTCCGAGTCTTCCTATCAGGAAGGGAAGTGGGAAACCGCCCCCTTCCAGATTGCCCCATTGAATGCTATGGGCAACGACCTGATTCGCGTCGTCAACATGATGAAGTCCGCGCGGGTCGGTTACACGAAGATGCTAATGGCCAATGTTGGCTTCAAAATTCAGCACAAGCGTCGGAGTGTCGTGGTCTATTCGCCGACAGATGACGACGCCGAAGACCTTATGAAGCAAGACGTCGAGACCATGGTGCGAGACGTGCCGACCTTGCTCGAACTGGCCCCCTGGTACGGTAAGAAGCACCGGGATAGCTCTTTAAGCTCGAAGCGATTTCAGAACAGCAAGATGTTCTGGTGCCGCGGGGGCAAGGCCAGCCGGAACTATCGCCGAATTTCCGCCGATGAAGTCATCTACGACGAATTATCGAACTTTGATCAGAACATTGAAGGCGAGGGCGCGCCGACATTCTTGGGGGATAAGCGCCTTGAGGGCGCAACGTTCCCTAAGTCTATTCGTGGCTCCACGCCAAAGATCAAAGGCACATGCCAGATCGAAAAAGCTGCTGCAGAATCATCGTATCTGCTGCGGTATCACATCCCATGTCCCCACTGCGGAAAAGAGCAACATCTGAAGTGGGGCGGCAAAGACTGCGAGTTCGGAATCAAGTGGGACCGCGACGAGCAGGGAGAGATCGTAAAGGCCTGGTACGTGTGCGATCACACCAAATGCGTGGTTCTTTACCATGAGATGGTCGAAGCCGCTCACCGCGGGCGGTGGATATGTGAAAACACCGGCATCTGGACTCGGGATGGCATCGAATGGCTTAACTCCCTGGACCAAGTACGCCAGTCGCCTATTGTCGTGAGCTTTCATGTCTGGACCGCTTACAGCACCTTCACAACTTGGCTGGACATGGTCCTTGAGTTCGACAAGGTCAAGGACAACCGCGAAAACCTGATTGCCTTCGTCAACACCACTCTGGGCGAGACGTGGGAAGACGATCAGGGCGAAAAAGTTGATTGGGAGCTGCTGTACGGACGCCGCGAGGTGTATCCGCAGGTGCCCGTGCGCGGTTTGACTCTGATGGGCGCCATCGACACCCAGGACGACCGGTACGAAGGTCGTGTTTGGGCCATCGGTCTGGGTGAAGAGGCCTGGTTGGTGGATAAGTGGGTGCTCATGGGGGACCCGGCCAGCGAAGAGTTGCGAAAAAAGGTCCGGCTTAAAGTTCGCCACCAGTACGTACGTGGAGACGGCGCGAAGATGGGCGTCGAGCGGTGGTGCTGGGACTCCGGGGGGCACTACACCGATGAGGTTTACGCCGAAAGCCGGGCTTTGGGCGACACCTGGGTCATCCCGGTGAAAGGCGCGAACGTGCCAGGAAAGCCGGTTGCCACTTGGCCAAAATCCCGCAACGCGAAAAAGGTGTACCTGGTAGAGGTCGGTACCGAGAACGCCAAGGAATTGATCTACAGCCGACTGAAAATTCAGCCCGATACGTCCGGCAAGCCGCTACCAGGCTGCGTCCACCTGCCGGCCAACGACGATATCTGCGGCGAAGACGAACTGAAGCAACTCACCGCTGAAACCAAAGAATTGAAGATCGTGAAAGGTCGGCGGGAGTATCGCTGGACCGCTAAGGGGCGGCGAAACGAGGCGCTCGACTGCTTTGTATACGCCATAGCGGCACTGCGCATCAGCCAGCAACGGTTCGGCCTTGATCTTGAACTGCTCGCCGGCGCCAAGCGCGCTGTACCACAACGAGGCACCCGTAGCCGGGTAAGAGGATGAGCATGAACACACCAGCGCAGGCGCGCCTGGCTGCCGTACAGGAGGCGATCGACAAGATCCTGAAGGGCGGCCAGAGCGTTCGATATGGCGAGCGCCAAGTAACCCGGGCTGACCTTGGGGCGCTGCGCAAGCTTGAAGTGGCCTATACGGCGGATGTAGCCGCCGAAGCCAACCGCGCTCGAGGCCGCAACCGAATCAGCTACATGAGGATCTGACATGGCTTGGTGGACACGTACCACTCCAGAAGAGCGGATGGTGCGTGAAGCCACCCGCACAGTCTCTAACCTGGTGCAGAGCCAGCCCCGCGCTCAGGGTGGCGGTGGCGGCAGTGAAACACGCTGGCGCGGCGCTTCGCGCATGTTGCGCAGCATGTCGAGCTGGATCCCGTTCCTGGGTAGCCCGAACCGCGATCTGAGTTCGCCAGAGCGCAAAACTCTGGTGGCTCGTTCGCGCGATGCCATGCGCAACCACTTGATTGCCCGCGCGGCCATCGTGCGCACCCGAACCAACGTGGTGGGTACCGGGCTCATTTGCCGGCCACAGGTCGACCATGAAGCCTTGGGCATCACCGAAGAGCAGGCCGATATGCTCAACGCACAGATTCAGCGGGAGTGGGAGCTTTATGCTGGCGATCCTCGCGAGTGCGATGCAGAAGCGACCTTGAATCACTACCAGCAGCAGGCTCTCGCGCTGGTCTCCGCCATGACGGGAGGCGACTGCTTTGTGGCCACGCCGTGGATTGAACGCCCGGGCACGGTCTACAACACCAGGTTGCAGCTAATCGAGACTGATCGGGTCAGCAATCCCTATGGTTGCCCGGACAATGAAAGGCTCGTTGAGGGCGTCGAATTCGACGACTACGGCGCCCCGGTGGCCTACCACATCTGCAACGGCTATCCCGACGACAAGTTTTTGAAGTACCCGCTACGCTGGGAGCGCGTCGAGGTATTTGGCGCCGAGACGGGCCGGCGTCGCGTGCTGCAGATCTGGTGCGATAAGGAACGCCCTGGGCTAAAGCGCGGCGCCCCTTACCTGGCGCCGATCCTTGAGCCGCTGCAGAAGCTCGAGCGTTACGCCAGCGCTGAGCTGATGGCGGCTGTTATTTCGGCCATGTTCACCGTGTTCATCAAGAAGGGCGACAGCTTCAACAGCGGTGGGCAGGGCCAGCCGGTGTTCGGCGATGAAGACGGCGTAGTCGGCGGTGACGCCGGGCCAGCGCCGCTGGAGCTTGGAGAGGGTGCAATCGTCGACCTTGCCCAGGGCGAAGAGCCGATGGTGGCCAATCCAGCCCGGCCGAACGCCCAGTTCGATCCCTTCTTCTCGGCGATCGTGAAGGAAATCGGTGCGGCACTCGAGTTGCCGCTTGAAGAGTTGATGCTGCACTACAGCAGCAGCTACAGCGCAGCGCGTGCTGCGATGCTCCAGGCCTGGCGGTTCTACACGATGCGCCGCTGGTGGCTGGTGTGCGATTTCTGCCAGCCGAGCTATGAACTGATGTTCGACGAAGCGGTGGCAGCCGGCCGAATCCGGGCGCCTGGCTACCGTGACCCGGCACTTCGCCGTGCATACACCCAGGCCATCTGGATCGGCCCGGCGCGTGGTGCCATCGACGAGCTCAAGGAAGCGAAGGCTGCCCGCGAGCGCATCGACGTGGGTATCAGCAACGAAACGATGGAAACCGCGGCCATGTCCGGCGAGACCTGGCAGCAGGTCAATCGCCAGAGGGCCCGGGAGATCAAGCAGCGGCAGCAGAACGGCACGACAGCAACACCAGTAGCCGCCGTGGTGCCGAAAGCCCCTGAGCCCGAACTACCTGAAGACGAGGAATGACCATGCCAAGAGCCTTTGAGCTGGCCACGGCTCAGCCTTGGCTGATGCTGCCGGACGCACTGGAAAACCTGCTGGCGATTTCCGAGCGCATGGGTGACCCGGTGGCGCTTGAAACGCGACTGGGCCGCAAGCTGGACAACAGCCAGTCAGTCAGCATCCGCAACGGCGTGGCCGTGGTGCCGGTGATTGGCCCGATCTTTCGCTACGCGAACCTCTTCACGGAAATCAGCGGCGCTACCAGCACTCAGGTGCTTGCCACTGACATCCGCGAAGCATTGGACAACCCAGCGGTTCAGTCGATCGTGCTGAATATCGATAGCCCTGGTGGCGTGGCTAGCGGGATAAACGAGCTGGCCGAGATGATTCACGCCGGCCGGGCGCAGAAGCGCATCGTTGCCTACATCGGCGGCAGCGGGGCCAGCGGCGCTTACTGGATCGCATCAGCCGCACACGAAATCGTGATCGATGAAACCGGCATTGCCGGTAGCGTCGGAGTCGTCGTCGAGGCGGTGGTTGATAGCGAAAAGGCGACTGGTCGCAAGAGCTACCAGATCGTCAGCCGCAACGCGCCGAACAAACGCCCAGACATTTCCACGGAAGAGGGCCGGGCCAAGGTCGCGGAGACAGTGGATGCCCTGGAGGATGTGTTCGTGGCGAAGGTCGCGCGCAACCTCGGCGTGGAAGCAGAGCACGTACCTGGCATGGGCGACCATGGCGGGCTTCGAGTGGGGGCGGCGGCGGTTAACGCTGGGCTGGCCCACCGACTGGGCTCCCTTGAGGGCCTGATCAACGAGCTGTCCAAGCCGGCAGCGAACATCACGAGGAAAAAAACCATGACGAAAGTCAGCACCACCGCTGAGTTGCAGGCGGCCATCGCTGCCGGCGGCGACCTCACTGCCATCGAAATCAGCGTACCGGAAAAGGTCGATGTCGACGCGATCCGCAAGGAGTCGGCAGCAACTGCAGCTGCAAGCGAAAAGGATCGCATCACGGGCATCCAGGCGCTTGCATCGCCAGGCTTTGAGACCGAAGTGCAGGCCGCCATCGACGGTGGCCTCACTGTGGAAGCCGCAGGCCTGAGCCTGTTCCAGGCGGCCAAAGACCGGGGCGTCACGCTGGACAGCATCAAGCGTGATGCCAAGAAGGTCGACCCTGCTTCCGCTTCTGCGGGCAAAGGCAAGGCAGAGTTCTCCACCAAATCCATTTGGGCCTCTCGCAAAGGAGCGAAAGCATGAAATACGACATCGTCACCCAGGGTGCCCGCACCGCCGCCTTCCTCCTGAACGAGGCCAGTGGCGAGCGCTCCCGCGAGCAGATTCTGCTGCTGAAGAGCGCCACTGCTTTCCCGGCAGGCCAGATCCTTTCCAAGAATGCCGCGGGCAAGTTTGTCGCATTCACCGCTCCGGCCGACGGCGCAACTGTCGAGGTAGCGATTCTTTACGAAGGTCGTGCCGCCGAGAACACCGCTGACCGCTACGCAACTGGCGTGGTCCGCGACTGTGAAGTGATCGAAAGCCTCTTGGTCGGGCTCACCGATCCAGCACGCGCGGCCCTGGCTGCCGCCGGCATCATCCTGCGCTGATTCTTCAGCACCCCATTTTTCAACCGCCTATTGGCGGTTTTTTCATTTCTGGAGATCGGAATGGCCGATTTGAGCATTTTCGCTGGTGATGAGTTCGGTACCATCGCCATGACCACCGCTATCAACCAGCCGGTTGAAGGACAAGCGGTACCAACCCGCCTGGATACCCTCTTCGAAGAAGAAGGCGTGACTACCACTGCCGTGTTCATTGAACGGGAGCAAGATAGCCTCACCCTGGTACCCGCTGCAGAGCGTGGCGCCCCAAGCGACCCTACCACCGGACCAGGCCGGGATATGATCCCGTTCCAGACCATTCACCTGCCGACCCGCGCCGTTATCCGCGCCGACGAGGTCCAAGGCATTCGCGCCTTTGGTAGCGAAAGCGAACTGGAGACCGTTCAGGCCATGGTCGAAAAGCGCCTGCTGAAGATGCGCAAGCGCTTGGAAGCCACCATTCGCTACCAGCGAGTGGGCGCGATCACTGGCAAGGTTTACGACGCCGACGGCACCCGCGTGCTGCTCGACCTGTACGCGCGCTTCGGTATCGAGCAGCAAACCGTGGCATTCGCTATGAACGCCACCGAGACTAAGCTGCTGGCGAAAGTCACCGAGGCTAAACGCAAGGCAGAAGATGCCATTGGCGGTACCGGCATCATCGCAGGCTGGTTGGGCATTGCTGGGCGCAACTGGTTCGACGCGTTCACCAACCACGACTCCGTCCAGAAGGCCTTCGATCGCTGGAACGATGGCCAATTCTTGCGCGATGACCACCGCCGCGACGGTTTCAGCTTCGGGGGCGTGAACTGGGAAGAGTTCTACGGCAACCTGGGCGGCGTTCAGTTCATGGACCCCGATACCGCGTACCTGGTCCCTGTCGGTGTAGATGGCCTGTTCATCACCAACTACGCCCCGGCGGACTACATGGAAACGGTGAACACCACCGGCGTGCCGTTCTACGCCAGCCAGGAAGCACTGCGCCATAACAAGGGCGTCGACATGGAGGCCCAGTCCAATCCGCTGAGCCTCTGCACCCTGCCACGCGCCATCATCAAGCTGACCAAGTAATGGGCGGCTCGGAGTTCGATGAAGCTTTCGCGGATGCGGATGACGAGCTGTTCGAGACTTTTGGCGAGAAGGGCGGGGCGCTGTACGACGTCAGGGAGGGTGCGCAGCCCTGCGGAGTGGGCGCGGTGCTCCAGCGCAATGTGGGCTCTCCGGACGGCGGCGGATTCACCGTTGTCGAGCTGGCGGTCGATTTGCGAATCCGCGAGGTGCCTAGCCCCTGCAAGGGCGACCTGCTCACCATTGGCCGCAAGCGCTACGTGCTCAACGAGTACATGGGCGCCGACGGGTTGATCAATCGTTTCTCGCTGATGCCGTCGGAGGGCTGATGAAAAACATCATCACGTTGGGCCGTCGCGCGCTGATTGACCGGCTCACCACCATCATGCCGGCCGCAGGGTATTTCACCGCTGCTGGCGCGAATGTCAGAGGTGGGTGGTTCAACGAGGTGCTGCAGGAAAAGGGCGTAGCGTTTCCGCTGATCGTGGTCCAGAAGGCCAAGGGGCTGCCGCCCCAACCTGGCCCTCACGCAATGAAGGTTTTCTCCGGTTTCAACGTCGTCGGGGCAGTCAACGTCGACCTCGACAACTACGAAGATGCCGCAGAAGAAATGGAGCACGACCTTCTGCGCTGCCTGATGCCTCAACTGGCCAATCTCCCCGATTGGCTTCCCAGAGGCATTTCCGGAATCACGGTGGGCGCCCCCGAGTCTTTCCCTCCCGCCGAGGGCGTGCGGGCTGCGAGCGTGCTCATCCCGGTGCATCTGCACACCATCATCCAGGAGCCACGTAATGGCCGATAAAACTGAAACCACAGTCGTCGAGGTTGAGCGCGCAGCGCCACGCTTCGAGGTCAAGCTGCTCAAGCCGCACACCCACGAACGGGTGGACCTGCAACCGGGTGCCACCATCAAAGTAACCGCAGAGCAACGCACCTGGCTGAAAGGCCTGGGTGTCATCGCTGGCGACACCCAGGAGAAGTAAAACATGGCACGCGATATTGAAACGTTCGTGGTCGGTGGCTTGGTCAAAATGCGGCCCTACGGCGTCGGCGGTGCGTTCACCCCGGTAGGCCTGGTGTCCACACTGACCCAGGCTATCGAAAAATCCGACATCACCCTGGCCGACACCACCACCCCTCAGGGCGGCGAGTACGACGCGCTCAGCCGCATCACCAGCATGGGCCTGACCATGAACTGGCGCGAGCTGTACACCGCCAACCTGGCGGCCATGTATTGGGGGGACGTCACCAAGGTGCCGGCCGCGACTGTGACCGACGAAACTCACGTCGCGACCAAGGGTGGCACCGTCCTGCTCGACAAGATGCCTCTCACCATTACCTCCGTGATGCCGTCGGCTGGCGGTACTGCCTTCGTCGAGGGTGACGATTACCAGATGACCGGTGCGGGCATTGAGATCCTTGAAGCTGGGGACATCGCAGATGCTGCCGAGATCAAGGTGACCTACAGCGCTGCAGCCGTGGACGTGATCGAGGCCCTGACCAACAGCGGCAAGGTCTACGAGATCCTGTTCGAAGGTGCGAACGCTGCGGGTACCAAGCTGCGCGTGAACCTGCAGTATTTCCGCTGCCAACTGAGCCCGGCTGCCAGCGCAGACTGGATCAGCACCGACGACTTCATGGGCTCCGAGGTAACCGCCAAGGTGCTTTCCGACCCCGCCAAGGTTGGCGCAGGGAAGTCCAAGTACATGAAGATCATGAAGGAAGTGGCTAGCGCCTGATTCCACCGGTTTGCATTACCCGCTTCGGCGGGTTTCTTTTTTATGGGGTAGAGCATGACCGAAATGACGACCAGCGTGGTTGAGTCCATTAATGGGATCGACGTGGTTTTCAAGGAGCTTTCTGTTGCGCAGATTCGTCACTGGATGGCTGATGAGCGCGAGGCAGACTCCCTCGGTGATGGTTTTTTTACTGATCTCCGCGTTTCCGACCTGCTCACTTTCACCAGCCTGACGGCCGAGCAGATTGAGGATTTACGGCCCAGCCATCTGCGGGTGGCGATCGGGTACTGCAAAAGGCAAAACCCGGATTTTTTCGCATGGCTGGACCGGCTCAACAGTCGGCTGGCCAAGCCCTAAAAAATCTCGACGAAACCATATGCGCCTTGATCCGGATCGGCCACCACCAGGTGCTGGCGTACCCGTGGCGGCTATTCCTGCGCGCCTTGAAAGGTTGAAACCATGCGTGATATCGAACTGCGGCTGACGGCCGACCTAGATGGTGCGACCAAGGAGGTCGCGGGCTTCACCAAAGAGTATGGGCAACTCGTCAAAGTCGTCGAGAAGCCGCTGCGCCAAGTCAACGCGTTTCGTGATCTCGAAACGAACGTCGAGAAAACTGGCAAGGCGATGCGCGACGCGCGCGATCGTGTGCGCGAATTGAGCACCGAGCTCGGCAAGGCCGACAGCCCTTCACGGCAGTTGCAGGAGAATTACAAGGCCTCGGTCCGTGAGCTACAGCGGCTGGAGCGAGTCGAAGCCAACCAGGTTGTGCAGCTGAATCAGATGGGCGCGGGTCTGCGCGCTGCCGGTGTCGACACTCGCAACCTTGCGGCGGAGCAATCCCGCCTCAGCGCTGAGTACACCAAGGCGCTCGCGGCCGGGCGCGCTAACCAGAGCCTGACCGGCGCCAAATCCTCGCTGGGCGTCAGTGGTGTTCGTGATTCTCAGCTTGAGCTGGTGAAGTTGCGCGAGCAGTACGCGCTTGTGAAGTCCTCTGGCGAGGTCTCGGCCCGCGATTTGGGTATCGCCCAGGACAACTACCGCAAGAAGGTCACCGAAACCCTGGCGAAGCTGCGCGAGTTGCGCAGTGTGAATGCGACTCCAGTCAAAACCGTGCCGGTGGTAAAGGATACCGCCTCGGCGAACCTCGGTATCACCCAGCTGAAGGCGCTGCGGGTTCAACTGGCCAC